GCCAAATTTCCTTCCAAATCCAAAAAATCATCAGCGGCGATAACAGGAGCAGTTGGGACAACAAGAGTTGCAGGATTCTCAGTAGTGTGAAACGCAGAAACAGAATAAATTCCGTCCTTTGCTTCCCATTGTCTACTTCCAGCTAATAAAAGCGCGTCAGCATTATTAGAAGGTGGATATTTTACTAACGGCCCAGCGAATATACATTGCTGTGAACCGTTTTCTTCTACCCACGTGAGATTCGAGTTCTCGTTAGCCATTTGTCTATAGCCTATAACAGAGCCTTGAACATTAAGTTGAGAAGTTGTATTATGAACTTCAAAACCCATACCTATTAGTCTTGCGACTCCTTTCGTGAACGCAGGGTCCACATCGAGAGTTGCTAATAGCTGTGTTCCGGCGATTTGTAAAATATTTAATGGTGTTCCTGTTGGAACCAAAAACATTTGTAAACCACCTAGCTTACTGAAAGCACCTATAACTGGAGGGAGAGCAATATTCTGCCCTAGCCTATTCATCGAAACGAATGCACCAGATGAGGTTGCTGATTGAGTTGCGGTCAACCACGGCCATTGGATTATATGACAATCCCAATTACCTACAAAGCCAGCAGGAGCGGAAACCGACACAGATTGTTTGATAAGTCGAACAACACTAGCGCCAGTTTGTACGTCCGGCCAACCTTTAAGGTTTTTAAGTTGATGATCATGAAAAGGATCAAGAGCGCATAGCATCCAATCCTTACCACATTCAGATATTTTTCCTTCATTGACGAAGCGTTGGAGAATTTTTTCTCCTCGTGTAACTTTACCACCCGAAGGGCCATTCATAGTTTTTAAAATTTTCATACTCATGCATTATTTAAAACTAATCGTTTTTCACAAGGAATATGTCATTTTTTCTTTCATATGAGGGCTAATAGAGATCCAAAAATGTAAAAAGATCCCGTCCCCCAAAAGGAGTCGTCTTTTGTTAAAAGACTTCCCCGAGATTTCCTCTGGACTCAAGTCCTAAGTACACTCTCTTGAAAGAATCTTCGACATTTATTCTGATTTCAACATCGTCTAAGATCTCGTCAAACTGCCATTGATATTCTTTATTCTCTTTATACCACCATTCTAGGAACCCCATCGCTTGTTTAAAAACAGGTGGATTCGGATAGCAGTTAAGAGTCAGATTAACAGCTCGACAAAATCTAATTATTTTGTCTTCATTTCCATACTTTCGTATGAAGGTTGAGCAAACTTTACCTAACCTAGGATGAGGAACGTACATATTGACGTCTTCATTATAAGCAGCGTAAGATCCCAAAAAGGAGTGTTCGGAACTAACACGTTCTCCTTTACCTTTTACAGTAATTAATTGAGCGCCTTTCTTTATAGTTAGGCCGAATTCTGCATAAACTTCTCTTTCGAAAATTTCATAATGCTCTTTCGAGTCAAAGAATTCG